AAAATAGATGTATATGGAATAACTCCTTATCATGAAATTGAAACCAATGGAACTATTTATATTGAAGGATATTTATTTCAATATTTAAAACAAATAAATTGTTCCCCCAAACTATCTAATTCGGGTATGAGCGAAAATAAACGTATAGTTCCTAAAGCACTCAAACGTATCATGCAACATGATAATTACCAATTCAAATTCGTAATATCCAACGAAGATGATATAAATGAAATGTTTAGGGATTATATAACCCCATTCAAAATGCCCTTAAGAAATATAGTTTGTATGCCTGGAATGGATAGTCAAGAACAATTCCATGAAAGAACTCAATGGGTATTAGAAATGGCTAAAAAATATGGTTTTAGAGGATTAACAAGATTACATATCTCAGCTTGGGATCGTACTTTGGATGTTTAGTAGTCTTCTATCCCATATTTATAATAAAAAATGAGTATTAAATTAACAACCCCTCAATTTATAGAACGAATTGAAAAAATATTTGGAGTAGATTCTTTTGATTATTCTTTACTTGAATATAAAAATGCACATAAATCTGTTAAATTAATTTGTAAAAAATGTGGGAAAGTTGAGGAAAAAGATCCTAGTGTTTTTTATAGAGGGTATGGTTGTTTAAATTGTAGGATTAAAAGACCAAATCCTAAAAAAATTACAAAAGATATATGGATTGAAAGGGTAAATAAAATTCATAATTTTAAATATGATTATTCTAAAGTAAAAGATTTTTTAACATTATTGAACCCTGTAGAAATAATTTGTCCAATTCATGGAGTATTCAAACAAACACCTCATATACACCTTTATGCTAAAAGTAATTGTCCTGAATGTAGTATATATAAAGGGGAAGAAGAAGTAGGAATATGGTTAAATCATAATAATATCAAATATGAATACCAATTTAGAGTTAAAATTAATGATTCTTACCATTATTTTGATTTTTATTTACCTTTTAAAAATATTATAATTGAATATAATGGATTACAACATTATAAACCTATTAAATTTTTTGGTGGTGAAGAAGGTTATAAAAGACTTTTAGAAAGAGATAAAATTAAATATCAATATTGTTTGGATAATAAGATTACTTTAATTATTATTAAATATAAAGATAATATAAACAATATATTAAAAACTTTAATATGACAGAAAACAAACGAAGAAAAACATATGATGACCTTGAAGTTGTCAAAACAGGATATGCAAATGGAACTGCATCCGAAACCCCTTTAACTGAAAAAGAAAAAGAAAGGATGATTAAAAAGGCTTCAATAGCATATGGTAAATTTTTAGATGCCCTACAGGTGGATTGGAGAAATGATCCCAATTCAATGGAAACACCTACTAGAGTAGCTAAATCTTATGTTTTGGATTTATTTAAGGGAAGATACGAAGACTTTACAGATATTACTTCTTTCCCATCTGACGGGTATGATGGGGTTATAATTGAACGTAATATTCCCCTTGTAAGCATGTGTAGTCACCATCATCAAACAATTCAAGGAGTAGTCCATATTGGTTATGTTGCTGGGAAAGATGGTAGAGTAATTGGTTTATCCAAATTAAATAGAATTGTAGAACATTTTGGAAGAAGAGGAGCAATTCAAGAACAATTAACCCATGCAATTCATAATGCTGTTAATAAGGTTTGCGAGGAAAATAAAGGTGTTATAGTAACAGTAGTTGCAACCCATAATTGTGTAAGTTGTAGAGGAATTAAACATCAAGGTGCTTCAATGGTTACAACTAAACCATCAGGTGTATTTCTTGAAAATGGTAATTCTGCAAGACAAGAATTTTTCAATTCACTTAAAATAAATAATGGAGAAGTCCATATATAATGCTAAAACAATTGTTATTTGGAAATGATCTTTCATAAATTAAAAGGAGGGGATACCCCAAGATCCATAAAAAAATCAATAAATAAAAACACTATGATAAAAGTAAAATTTGTAAAAACACATGAGGATGCAATCCTCCCAACAAAAAATGATGCTAACAGATACACAGGAGATAGTGGGTATGACTTATTTGCTGTGGAAGACACCATAATCCCTGCAAGAGGATATGCTGTTGTAGATGTCGGGTTAAAACTTGGCTATATTACACCGAGTTTTTGGTTTAGAATTGAAGCTCGTTCAGGAAATGGATTTAAAAAACATTTAGAACCTCATCCGGGCATTATTGATAATGGTTATAGGGGAGAATTAGGTGTTAAATTATTTAACCTCTCAGATGAAGACCAAATAATTGAAAAAGGAAAAGGAGTAGCACAATTCGTGGTGTATAAATTAGAAAATACCCGGGTATATTGGATGGAAGAAGAGGATGTTAAAGAAACAGTAAGAGGTGCAAATAAATTTGGATCATCTGATAAAAAATAATAATGTTTAAAAAATGTTTTGCTCAAAGAACTCGAGGTAATAATTTCCACATCCATTTATGGGAGGATTCAGGATATAGTAAAATCCAATGGAAAAACCAAGCATATAGAATATGTACTAAAGGTGAAGCAACTTGCCGAGGGTTAAGTGGAGAATATCTTAGGAAGGTAGATAAATGGGATTGGGAAAATCCTATAGGTATGCATTTCCACGATATGGTTCCTTATCAAAAATTTCTTATTGAAAGGTATGGGGTAAATGATGAACCCTCTAAATCCCATCGAGAATTATTTTTTGATATTGAAATTGAAATGGGTGAAGCTTTAACTGAAGAATATATCCAATCTGCCCCTAAACCTGTAACTTCCATTGCTTGGTATGACAAACAGGTAGATGAATGGGGAATATTAATTTTGGATACTAAAAACCAGATCGAACATACCATCCAAAATAACAAGGAAATCATTCCTTGTGGGAGTGAAAAAGAATTACTGATGAAATTTCTTGAAAAATTTCGAGAAATAGATCCTGATATTATAGTTTCTTGGAATGGTGATTTTTTTGATATCCCTTATTTATATTATAGAATATGTAATGTATTAGGTGAAGATATAGCCAAATATTTATCTCCTATTGGTTTTATTAGAGAAACTCCCTGGTATAGAGACCAATTTTTGCAGATTGCGGGGGTTGAATCACTTGATTATATGCGTTTACATAGAAAATACAGTTGGGCAGATGAACCTTCTTACAAATTGCAAGATATTGGGGAAAAATATGTTGGTTTAGGAAAAATAGAATTTGAAGGAAATTTAGATAAATTATTTAAAGAGGATATTAATAAATTTATTGAATACAACTTTAGGGATGTTGAAATTTTAAAAGCCCTAGATGAAAAATTGGAATATCTTTCTCTAACCAAAAACCTATCACATAAAGGAAAACATAACTATAGTGAAGTTTATGCTAATACCAAAACCCAAGATGGTGCAATTTCAGCATATTTGTTGGATCAAGGTATAATCCCCCCTCCTAAAGATAGAAACCCAATTCAAAAGAAAGGTTATGCTGGTGGATATTTGTTTTGCCCTCAAGCAGGAATCTATAAGTATATGTTTGATGAGGATTTAACAAGTCTATACCCTTCTATTATTATGACTTGTAATATCGGTAAGGAAACCTTAATTGGGAGAATAATTGATGAGGATGATAGAAATAATAGGTTGGGTTTAAATGATTTAAAAGCTAAAGACTATTATGAAACCCTAACTATTGAAAATACTAACAGAGATAGAACACAAATAAGAGTAGGTAAATTAGTAGATATTATAGTTGAGAATAATTATGCAATAAGTGCCAATGGTGTAATGTTTGATACAAATAGAGAATCTGTTTTATCTACAATTCTGAAACAATGGTTTGAAGAAAGGATGTTTTATAAAAAGAAAATGAAAGAAGCTTATAAAGCTGGTAATGAAGAATTGGGTGCCTCTTATTATATGAAACAATATACTTTTAAAATTCTATTAAATTCACTTTATGGTGCTCTGGCTGTAGGATCCTTCAGATATGGTAATGTTATTCTTGCTGAAGCCACAACTTTAAGTGGTCAAAGAATTATCCAAGAATCTGCTTTATGTGTTAATAATCATATGAATCAAGTAATGAAGGGGGAGCTATATTTATAATAAAAAACCATCAAAATTCTACTCTCTCGCTTGGAAATTGGGGAAGCTCCGTGAAAACGGTTGGCTTCCCCAATTCCTTTTCGTATCTTTACGGGGAACATGAAAATTAAAAACACATAAAATTATGGCATTAAAACCACAATCAATTAGAAAAGGAATCCAAATTTTACTTAACAATTCATTGGTTTCTAAAAATGAAGTAATTGCAATGAGTGAAATGTGGAACGAGAATGAAATTACATTTTTCAAGAAAATGTTGAAACAGGGTGGATCATTTAAAATTGGTAATTCAAGATTCCAAACCATCCCAAAAGATAAAGTTTTAAATTCACAAGGTCAAAAAGATGGTGG